CGACCTGCCCTTCTGACCGCACGACCATGACAAAGGACGACATGAAAAAGCTGGCGCTGCTGCTGGACGCCATGTTCCCAGCCGCGCCGGATACTCTGCGAATATCCGCCAACGAACACGCGGCGCTGGCCTACCGCTACGCCCTGTCGGATTATACCTATCCGCAGGTGCGGGAGGGCGTCCTTGCCGCCGGGCGAAAAAGCAGGCTCTACCCATCTATCGCGGAGATCATTGCCGGTATCCCTGCACCGGAACCGTCTGCGCGTGAGAAAGCGCCGCCCATGTGGATGCTGCGCTACATACAAAAGCGCGACGACCGGCATACCCGCAGCGTCTCCTGCTATGCGCGCGAGCATGGCTTGACGTGGCAGGAGGCGGAGGAGGCTATGTCATGATGCACATCACGATACCGCTCCCCCCTGTGACGAAAAAGAACTCCCAGCGCATCATCCTTGTCCGTGGCCGGCCTATGATCCTGCCCAGCCAGAAATACAAGGAGTACGAGCGCGACGCGCTGCCCGTCCTGCTGCCCCACCGCAAACACATCTCCGCACCCATCAACTTGCGCTGTGTCTACTATATGCCCACCCGTCGCCGCGTTGACCTTTGTAACCTGCTGGAGGCCACCTGTGATCTGCTGGTGCATCACGGCGTCTTGCAGGACGACAACAGCGCCGTGGTGGTATCCCATGACGGGTCCCGCGTGCTGTATGACAAGGAACGCCCCCGCACGGAAATTTACATCGAGGAGGTGCCTGCTCATGGATCAGGCACATGACCACGTTGCCCGCGCCGACCTCTGCCCCGTCTGCTATGTGCAGCTTCAGAACACACACCTTGTCCGGTCTGACGAGGTGGTGTACGGCGGCACTTGTACCTGCTGCGGTGTGGATTCCCATGTGATCCTGCACTGCCGCTACACCATGAAAAAGAAGGAAATGGAAAGGAGGGGTCTGCTGTGACCGAGGAATGGACCCGCATCCCGCAGCCGATAGACAACGACCAGGATCGCCGCGCCATGTGCGGCATCCTCACCGCCGCCGGTCTGGAGGTACGCATCGTCAAGGTGCGCAAATCCTCTGGCGCCACGCCCAAGCGCTTTGTTGAGTACCGCGACACCGGGCTTGTAAAGCCCCTCACGGAAAAGGCGGTGCAGGCATGAGCGCGCCGAAGGGTCACGCGCCCTATACACACAAGCAACCCTGTTGGAGCTGTAAGAACTACTGCGGCGGATGCAGCTGGACACGCAAGGATCCTAAACCCGTAAAGGGCTGGATCGCCACCCCCACCGAGAAGTATTTTAGCAACGGTCGCGGACGCCCCGGACACACCAGCTCCTACGCCATTCACTATTGCCCGGAGTACCTCCCGGACGGAACGGAGGACAAGACATGACCACGGTATACATGATCGTCACCCGTGACAAGTACCGCTTGCCGCGCTGGTGGGGTACGACCACGGCGGAGTTGGCGCAGTTGTCCGGCCGGAAGTATCACAATGTCCGTGCGGCGATTTGTAAGGCGTTCCGGCACGGCGGCAGCTACGGCTGCTACGAGGTGGTGCGTCTGGAGGAGGGCGAGTGATGGGCAAGCAGCATTTGAGCCGGGACGACCGGATTTTTATGGACGGCAAGCGCAGAGGTACGCAGGAGTGCATGGACATGGTGGCGATGGCGCTGATCGACAAGTGCGGCTGGCACGTCCAGGAGGAGACACCGGACAGCCGCGATACGCACAGTATTGCGTACCTGTACAAATGTCTTGAGAAGATCACACAGGAGATCAACGAAGGCCGCATCAAGCGGAAGCACATCAAGGACGTGCTGAAGGATGAGTGCGGCGTTGTGTTTGGAGATTAGGAGGTGACGCGCCATAAAGCACTTGGGAGATATTACCAATATCAACGGCGCGGAGATCGAACCGGTGTGGGTGGTGACGGGCGGAAGTCCCTGTCAGGATCTTTCCATTGCTGGAAAACGCGCCGGTTTGGCGGGAGCGCGAAGCGGCCTGTTTATGGAGCAGGTACGCATCGTAAAAGAAATGAGAGCGGAGGACAAACGGAATGGACGGACAGGTGACATGGTCCGACCTCGGTTTCTCGTATGGGAAAACGTTGTCGGAGCATTCAGCAGCAACAGAGGACGAGACTTCCACGCCGTGCTGGAAGAAATTGCGCGTATCGCAGAACCAGGATTTTCTTTATCTGGACTGCCGAAAAAGTGGAAATGGACAAAAGCAGGAGCCATTGACGGTGATGGGTGGTCTATCGCTTGGCGAACTCACGACGCTAAAGACTGGGGAAAAACCATCCGAGACAGCCGTACAGGAAATGTTATCCGTCTGGGGACCCCACAGCGTCGCCGAAGAATCTCGGTTGTCGCAGATTTTGGAGGTGAATCCGCTGCCCAAATACAATTTGACCGCGAAAGCGTGTCTGGGCATCCTGCGGAGAGCAGAGAGGCGGGGGAAGGACCTGCCGGAGCGGCTGAAAGCGGTGCTTCTTATGCAGTCCGCATCCGGGGTGGGCTGTGACGGAGGAGGAAAAGGCGCGTTAGTGCAGACGGAGAAAAGCGGCACGCTGGGTACGGGCAACGACCAGACGATTTTTTGTCTGCAAGGCAACTGCATCGACAGAGCCGATACCGCCGGATGCAACGGGAAAGGCTGGAAAACGGACGAGAGCTACACGCTGAACACAATAGACCGCCCTGCGGTGTGCGCGGAGGTTGCGTGTATGAATCCTTGGGACGCGCAGAGCGCAAGGGTGTACGATCAGGATGGCGTATGGCACAGTCTGAATGCCAATGAGAACGGCGGTATGGCGCGGGACAGCGTATTGTGCGCCGGGTTTAAGACCGGACAGGGCGCACAGGCGGGCGGCATTGGGTACAGTGAGGAAGTATCGCCCACGCTGGCGGCGGCACCCAGCGGGACGAACCAAACCCCGGCAGTGGTGGCACTGGACATGACACACGCTTGTGACGTCATCCGTGAGTGTGGGGAGCAGGCACCCAGTTTGCAGGCGAGGATTGGCACGGGTGGAAACCAAGTGCCGCTGACATACCAGATGAACGGGTTTGGCGATTATCGCGCCGCCGAGGTTGCAAGCAGCTGCAAGCAACGCGACTTTAAGGACAGCACAGACCTTGCCATCACGCACATGGTGGTGCGCCGCCTGACGCCGATGGAGTGCGAACGGCTGCAAGGTTTCCCTGACCACTGGACGGACATCGGCGAGTGGATAGACGAAAAGGGCAAGAAGCACAAGGACGCGGACAGCCCACGGTACAAGGCGCTGGGGAACTCCATCGCCCTGCCCTTCTGGGAGTGGATGCTGCGGCGCATGGCGCGGTATCTGCCGGAGGGCGCGACACTGGGAAGTTTATTCGACGGCATCGCGGGCTTTCCGCTTATCTGGGAGCGCATACACGGCAGAGGTACGGCGCGGTGGGCAAGCGAGATCGAGCCGTTTCCTATCGCGGTGACAAAGAAACATTTTCCAGAGGAGGAATGACATGGTAAACGACGCTTTGTTTTCCAGCGACAAGAACTATTGGGAAACGCCGCAAAAGCTGTTTGACGAGCTGGATGCGGAGTTCCATTTTACGCTGGACGCTGCCGCCAGTGATGAAAACCACAAGTGTGTGCGGTATTTCACGCAAAACGATGATGGCTTGCGGCAAAATTGGGAGGGCGAAACGGTGTTTTGTAACCCGCCCTACGGGAGCAAGGAAACCGGGCTGTGGACGGAGAAGTGTTACCGCGAAGGACAGAAACCAGGGACAACGGTGGTGCTTCTGATCCCCGCCCGGACAGACCGTGCCAGCTTTCACGACTATATTCTGGGCAAGGCAGAGATCCGCTTCCTGCGTGGTAGGCTGAAATTCGAGCTGGACGGCAAGCCGATGGGAACGGCACCGTTTCCCAGCATGATTGCCATTTGGCGAGGAGGAATGACATGACAAGAAATGAGATCGTGACCGCGCTGCGGTGCTGTGCCGAAAAAGCGGGATGTAATGAATGCCCGATTGGACTTGACGACCCAGACTGCATTGAAAAAATGGCGGGTCTCGCCACTTACCTGATCGAGAACCAGCAGCGGCACATCGAGGCGCTG